TTGCCTTTTTTCGTTGTGGCATAATAAACGCCTATATTTGCCACAGATTGCCCTTGTCATGCCACAAGATCTGCCACAGTATTAGATTCCACTAATGGACTTTCTCTGTTTCAAACAGAACAACTCCAATTACATTGAAGAATTTTATTATTTTTTATCGATGGACTTTCTCGGTTTCAAACCGATTAAGTATAATATGAGTTCGCGCAGACCCCCCTTTTTTTACTTTGGGGGAGTTGACTTTTGTTTTATTAACCCTTTACATCTATTTGAATTGTATATACAATACGTATATGGGTTGAGTTAGCCCACACCGACCAAGCGGCACTTGGTACTAGGAGCAAGATTATGAAGCATGGAACATTAACTTATAGTGAAGTAAATACAGGCGGTGGCTGTATGGTAAATATAATTACATCAACAGAGTGGGATTATATTTTAGTTGCTAATGAAGATTGTGTAACTGCATACGCTAGTGAGGATGCTTTTTGGGATGGTGAAGATTGCCTAGCTTTCGCACCAGTTCAATTAGGAGGTGACGCATGAATAAGCCAACAAATGACTATGAGGCTTTAGTGCTGGCTTTAAAGCTAAGTATTACAGCAGACACAGACGAACAGTTTAATCACGCTTTAATAATGGCATCTGAATTTGCTGCAAAACTTACCGACATTGAAGTGGCTAGGGCTAAAAAAGAAGTAGAGGTGATACATGATTGAATACAAGATGGGCAAAGATGATGCCCCATCAGAGTTTAGGTTTGTTGTGTATTTCGACACCAATACTGATATGCAAGTCGAGTTAATGGAAGATTATCATATTGAAATTATTGTTGAAAATAACCTTTTGTGGGCATACGTTGATATGCCTTGGGAAATAGACGGGTTTGTGATGCCAAAATATTTGGATAATTTATGAATGAACATGGAAGCACTGGCAATACCAACGCCAGCAAAGAGGATACTAAATCATCGGTGTTAACTGTGCGCTGTTATCCCTACGAAAAGGCAGCATGGGTTAACGCTTCTAAAGGCCAGAAACTTGCTGAATTTGTAACGACTGCACTAAATGATGCGGCAAAAAGAAAGAATAGACTATGACTTTCCCAAAATGTACAGAATGCGGTTCAACACATCCTGATTTTGACTTTGATTTGACTAGCGGGCTTACTGGAGTAGAAGGATCAGAAGACCCTACCATTGGTTTTGTATTGCGAGAGGGTGATTTCTGCCAAAATCATAACTGTGAGGCAGGTAATGTTTTTATAATGAAATTAGAAGACCTACTTAGACAAACCGTTTTAGATAGTATTCCAAATGATTATGGTGAAGGTTCTCACAGAATCACAAAACTATTAAGAGATTACGCTGATAAGATAGATTCAGAAGCGATTAAACATAAAGATAGATGGGGCGACTAGATTCCCCGTTAATTATCTAGAAAGACCTTTAACTTTTTCTACTGTTCGTAATCCTGCTAAACCTAGCATGGCGAGGGTGAGTTCCATCATTGCTTCTAGGGGTAGTTTAGGCGAACCAAGTTCTGGTGCAAGCCATTGGAGAATAGGGTTGATCACAAATGCAAATAGGAACCCGAATCCACATACCCACATAAGAAAGGGTCTAGCTCCTGCAACGAATGTTGATCTATGGCCTGCTTGAACCTTGCTGATCTCAGCCTGGAGTAAAGCGGGTTGCATAGCCAATCGCTGTTTAATGATAACCGCTTGCTCACGTTCATCATCACTGGTGAATATCTGATCTATGATATTGCCCACAGCTACTATAGGTTCTACTACGCTGCCACCACCTAATAAACTCGAAAGCCAACCCATAATTAATCCTTTAGCTCAAAATGTGGGAAGTCCTGCCAACTTTTCCACAAGCCGCCCCACTTTAGCTTATGACCCAACTGGGAAGACGCTTGAAGCATAGCCGCTGCTATAATTGCTAAATGTTCTTTTTCCCATGAGGCTTTACCGTCAACGTAAGCGTACACATCCAAAGCCCGTCCTGATTGGTGGTAGGATTTATTGATGCGTCCATCTGCCTTTGACTTTCCAGCGGTAAACAACGCGGCTTGATCTGCGGTACTGCGCAGGCCACCAGTGCTAGGGATGCCAAAATCAATATTAGTAATTTTAATTGCCAAGTCACTTATGTCTAATAACCTTTGGTCACAGCCTGCACGATTGTTTAATGAATTTTGCCCAAGTTTGAACATTATGCTGCATCCTCTAGTTGGCCTATTCCTACCTTATGACGTTGAATCTCTCCATGCTGCTTATCGTATACAATGGCGCTCATGGTGCGCTTTGCACCCGTAAATCCGCTATCAGAATGCCACGCATCAGGCGCAGGTAAAGCTTGGAATGTCTCGCACTCCATGCCTGCCAGTTCGATACTATTGTGGTGATGCACATGCCCCATAATTAGGTGCTTAAAATTACACCTACCCCACTCTTTAGATAATGACCCTACGATATGCTCAAAGGCTCTCTGAGGCTTCATACGGTCGCCATGATGGGTGATCAAAAGGTTATTACCCCACTCCACATGCTGCCACTTACTGGCGTTATCTCTCACCTCTAAGCGACTTTCTGAGGCCATGAATGCTTGTAACATGATGTTCATGCAGCGAGAAGTTGAGCTGTCGTGGTTGCCCCTTACCTGAACTATTATGACCTTATTATGGTTGGCTAATAGCATATCTATGCAGCGTCTATACACACGAACCTGAGCCGCTACAGAGTCACCATAATCACCATCCATGTCCATATGATTCTGACCTGATGAGGTCGTGTTATGAAGTGAGTCTGCATGACCAAAGTCACCCAACTGAATCATCACACCGACCTCTGTAGGCCCAGAAGCATCTATAAGTTTCTTTACAGCCCCAACGGTAACTCGTTCTGCTGTTTCAAGGTTCCAATCAGAGTCCCCAGTCCTTTCTTTTGTTACCTTCATGCCTATATGGGCATCACCAATAACATAGGCCGTAAGCTGCGCTGGGAGGTCTTTAATGGGCTTGTAAGGTAATGACTTATACTTGGGTAGATCTTCTGCTAAGGCATCAGCAAAGGCTTGTAGTGAAGCCTCTTGCGACTCCTTCTTTAGACCACTCTTAACCCATTGGCGTATAGGGTTGCCGTCCTCATCGTAGAAGGTTGAGACTCCTTTGACGATATGTGTACTGGGTACACTATGAACGTAGTTATGCTGTGGCGACCAACCTTGTCTGGCCGCTTGTTCCTTGGCGCGTTTCAATGTGCGCTCTAACCCCCGGTGATTAATACCAAGGGCTGTAGCTGCTTTAGCCTGAGAGCCATGCTTAATAACTGCGTCAATAATCTGACCCTGACGCTCGGTTGCGAATTGTTTAAGGCTTTCTAGATCCATGATCTAACTCCTCAACATAAACGCTACACTCGACACTAAAGCTGCGATCAGAATGCGAACAAACCACTCATTAGTGCTGCTGGTTTTAGCAGTCATTGCTAACTTAATAGCATGTTGATCGATGGTTTCACTATGGCGATTAAGGCGGTTATCCTGAACCACGTTGTGATCGACCAAATTCTCCAGTTTTATAGAATGCTCGGTCAGCTTTATCATCGCATCAGCTAACTTATCTATCTTTGCTTCCAACCTATCAAAACGTGCAGCTTCCATCGCATTAATACCCTTCTATGTGCTGAACTAGATCAATACGATCCTTTATAGACTCGCAACTTGTCAAAGTCGCCAGATAACATCTTACGCTTAACTACATCATCCATAGCTGGGTCATCCCAACCAATACCCGCTTCTTTAAGCCATTCGCTTATTAGTGCAGCGTCTATTACGCCCACCAACTTTGAGTCACCAAAATCAGCATTGCCGTTCTGTCGTAACTCTTCTGCGCGATCCAGCATAGGTGTCCAATCCTGCTGCTTAACGTGGATTAACTTGCCATCTTCTTCGTACCACTGTTCGGAAATCTTAGCCATGATTCTTCCTTAAAAAAAAGGAGTGCCGAAGCACCCCCTTTAGCTAGTTAAAACTATGACCTAAGATGTTGTACAGTCAGCGATAAGACCAAGAGCCTTTTCGTTACGAACAACCAAAGTGGATTCGCACAGAATTTGACGCTTCTCGTTATCGCCTGTTTTAGATAACGCTTCGTTCTTCATTGCACGTAAAGATGCAAGTGCTAGCTTATCTTTCTGGATAATCCACACATCTTTGGCTCTATTATGGCGCGATGGCGTAAACGTAACACTGCCCCAGGGCGTCATATAAACATTTAACAAGTTTTCAACCTTGCCAGATGCGCCTGTAGAACGCTGGTTGTTGTTACCAGTAAAGCCTAGTGCCTTATTCATTTGGAAAGTAGACAAATAAACAGTATCTGGCTTTCCACCTTCTGCCCAGATTTCCTGCATACAAGTATCAAAGTCAGCTTGACTAAATACAGTTGCAGTTCCGTCTGTACGAGCATTAGTGCCGTTACCAGTAGGGTTAGAACCGCCATTACCTACGTTAGTTACGTTGGTCTTAACGAATGAACCTAAACCACCCAATTCGCGAGCAGTAGTAGCATTACCAGCTACGCGAGCGTTGTTAGCGAACAAAGACATCTCAATGTCAGTTTTTTGTTCAGCGGCAATTTTCACGATTTGGTAAGACATTTCTTTACCACGACCAGCATTCTTAACGCTTTCATCCGTACCTGATATAGTACAAGCGTTCTTGAATATCTGGGTGTAGTTTCCAAGCCTAGCTGTGGCTGTAACTGCATCACCAGCAGTATCGTTTCCTTCAATATGAGCATTCGTTGCAATCGCTGCACGATTTGCATCAGTTTGCCATTCGTGTAGTGTGTTGGTTGCGCTCACCTTGGCGATAGAGCTAAGTAAAGGAGTTTCTTCTGGAGACACGTTATAGATGACGTTACTAAGGTCTTCGCGTATACCAACAGAATCGTATGTGTCAAATGTGTTTGCGGGTTGTGCCATGATATTTCTTCCTAAATGATTGATTTAAATAAAGTTAACTATTGAATAGCAATGCAGCAGCATCGTGCGCGCTGCCTGATTTCTTCAACTTTGACATTAGCTTGCCTTGCGCTTTCTTAGCAGAATCAGGTTGCTTTTTAGTGCCAGCTTTCATTAATGGGCGGGCTTTTTTGAGCTTTGCTTGCACATCGCTCGTTCCTACCATTATTTGGTCGTATAGCATTGCTTTTCGTAGAACTTTAAAAGCTCGGTGATCCGTTATTGCGCCCATTTCTTCTGACGAATACCCTTCGACCGCGCCTTGTTTAACTAAATTCTCTTTTAACCTCGGTGCTTTTTTAGCATCTGCGAAGTCAGGAATAGCTTTAGTAAGTTCTGCCATTTGCTGCTGCAAGTTGGCTTTATTAGCCTGTCCTTGCGCTGCTGCTTGTGCTTGACCCTGCTGTACTAGTTGATGCCTCTGCGCTTGAAACTTGCCCATCTCTTCACGGTAAGTAGCTTCTGCCTCAATGTACCCAAGCGGGTCATCTGCCAGTAGTTCTCTAGTGGGTGGAGTGGGTTGTTGTATAACGCCCTGTGTTTGTACCTGTCTAAGTAGTGTGTCTAGCTGCTCACGCTGCTGATTTAGCCCGTTATAAGCCTCTTCTGCCTGCTTGCGCTGCTCGGCTGCTTGCTTCATGCCCTTCTGAATATATTGCTGGCCCGAATAGTCTCGCTTTAGATCATCTAGACTTACTGATACATCTTGACCATCAACTTTAATGGAAAAGGTATTAGGTTCTGCTTGATCGGCTTGATCTTCATCTGCTGCATATTCTTCTTCACCGTCATCTTCATCTTCATCTTCTGCATCTTCTGCATCATCTTCAGATTCTTCATAATCGGCTTCTTCAACCTCCGCTTCTTCAACCTCTGCGACTTCGGTTTCGGTAGTTTCTACTTCGGCTGTTTCTGACTCTACTGGAGCCATTAGCGCCTCAACTGCACTTTCAATGCTTTGGTTAGTCGTTTCCACGGTGCTATCCTTTATTTGCTGCGCTTGTCTCGCATATCCTCATTCGTGATTACACGTTTGAGAGTAGCTTCGAACTCGTTTAATGCCCGCGTAATAGCGTGAGCATCTTCTCTAGCTTCCGAATCGGATTTACTAGATTGTAAGAACTTTTTAACCTGTTCTGCTCGTACACTAGCAAATACAGCAACAAAAGTATCATCGGCTAACAATTTTAAAGCCTGAGATTTCAAAATCATTGAATATTACCCATCCGAGGGGCCGCTTGCATGGCGCGTACACGCTCAACGTCTACCGCAGTACCGTATTGGCCTAAGATTTTAGCCGCCTCAATGAGTAGTTCTTGGTTCATCTTGTCGCGGTTTAGGTCATCGCCAGCTTGTAATTCACGGTATTTAAGCTGTAGCTCTTGTAGTTCACGACCCTGTGCAGATTGCATTTCAGCAGCCTTAACTTGCATACTAGATTGCATCTTAATTTGATCGCCCTGCATCTTACCTTGCATACGCATTTGATCGCCCTGCAACTTGGCCTGGGCCTTGATCGTTTCAGCCTGAATCAATGCTTCTGCCATTGGATCGCCCTGCTGTCCAGCCTGTGCTGCCTGCTGCTGCTGTGCTGCAATTAACTGCTGCTCTTTATCTGGTGTCATTGGGGCGTAATAGCGGTCAGCATTTTTAAGACCGCTTAAAGCCAACATATCCGACAATGTGTTTCGCATTTGAGTCATTGAAACTAAGCCATTTTGCGCCCCGTAGGTTTGCCATATCTGCTGCTGAGTTTGGAAAGTTTGCATTAGTGCGGCAGCTTTAACGTCCTCTTTGCCAGTACCAAGGCCCACGTTAATCTCCATATCCATATCAATATCCCAAACACTTGGGTCTACTGGTATAAATTCACCGTTGAGGCGCATCATCTGCTCGTCAGGAGAGTTTTTAACAGCAACATGTAACATTAGCTGGAATAACCGCTTCATGCCCTCAGCGAGGTTTCTAGCCATCACTTCAACGTGTCCTGCACTGGCTTGTGCGGTCAGTGCTGCGCCTGTCGCTGTGGTGTTCTGTAGAGCATCAGCGTTAAGCCCCATACTCATCTTAGAGATGCCTGTTTTCTCCTCTACAAGCATATCGAGGTATTGGAGGGCTGGTAGGGTTGCCCCTGCTACAAAAGGTACTACAAGAGGGTTTACTGACCCTATTTGCTCTGAACGAATGATTGCACCAATTTCGTTGTTTAGCACGTCATCCATCTCTACTAGATCTTCGTTAACTTCTAGGCGAGGGGTGTTGGTCAATGCTACGTTGTCTAGGATTCCACGAAGTACACTTGTAGTCGTATCCTGATCGTTCATTACCAATTCAGCGAGCGAGCGCCCATAGAATGCGTGTGGCTCTGGGTCCACATGGAAATCCGCAAAGGGAACTCTGTCCCAAGGCTCTTGCTCTAATATCTCGTAGTTAGTGCCGCCACATAGAAACTTATGAAGGGTTGGTACGCCATCACCCTCAATGTCCATACGTATATATGCCTCTGTAACAACAACCAGGCGCATAGAGGGGTCATTAACAATATCTTCTTCTGAGTCTACGCTCTCACCGAAGCGCAATATCTGTTCTTCATCGCCACTGGAATCGTCACCTGAACCTGCCAAGCCATCAATAACATCCTGGTCAAATCCCATTGCTACTAGATCGCCTGCGTACTTTTCTGACTTATGACAAACAATATAAGCGTCATCAATTGATTTAGCACTGCCGTCAATAAAGAACTCTTCTGGGGGTATTCCCTCAACCACCATTTCGCCCTCTTCTCGCTTATGAGAGATGACCATACTGTGTACATTAATCGGGGCTTCCATTCCGAATTGGTCCATCTCCATAGATATTTCTTGCGCGTGTTCAACAACTTCAACCTCATCATCTGAAACTAAAACTTGAACTTCTTCATCTGACAAGTTTTCATAGGTGTAGGATTCAGCAATAGTCTCTGTATTCCACCAAACCTTAACCAGACCAACCTTTTTAACCAAGGAGTCATGTATCGCATTACTTAATACGTTATACCCACCAACCTTGTTAAACACCCAGTGAGTGTAAGCCGTTGCTTGCTCTGCGTTAGCCACATCTTCCGGGCCTTTAGGCGTGAACTCCACGAACTTATCGTTAGTCAAGAACACGCGCATTAAACCGGGCTTTGCACCACGAACAACATCGCGCACTTTAGTAGAGACAACCTTAGAGCGTCCCTCTTCATGCTCTAGGTCCACAGCGCCATCAAAGTATTTCTGAGCCTTTTCACGCTGATCTCGAATATCACTATCAACGTAATCAATAGCAGCTTGAATAGCTGATTTGACTGCGCCCTGGATGTCGTCTTCTTTCATTTGTGACATTACTTATTCTCTCCAAATATCGAATTACCAGCACCTTCTACCGCTTCCTGTCCCGTTGTAACTGCACTCACTCCAGTTAGGAATTGCTTCATAAAGCTTGTTTTCTTACCTACAGGTTTAACGTATGTCTGGCCCAGGCCTACAGCATCTTTTACTTGCTTAATAATAGGAATGTTTCCAGAAGTGACCATTGTCGGAGTTGGGCCTATAGTGTCAAAAAACCTTCTTAGCCCAGAAAATAAACTGTTAGCAGAATTTGAGTAGTTTTGCGCCCTAGAGCTAATCCTAATTGCGGTTGTGGATAGCGCATTAATATTTGCCCGTTCTTCTTTTGTGAATAGCGTTCCTACTAATGTGTTGTTCTTCTTAATATTGGCCCAGGCCTTAGTAAATGCAGCACCGTTAATCTTGCCATTCGTAGATATCATTTGATCTGATAGTTTAATAAAGAACTCTTGGCGTAATTGGTTCCACGTTTCAGGCGATAGGTTCTTCTTTAGCGTGATTAGGTCGCGTGACATGTTTGTCTTATTCGGGTTTAGCGCCACACCAAATATAGCGTTGGCAGCATCTTCTGGAGCAACATTAAGAACGACTTCACCGTCCCTGATGCCTGCAGTTGTTAATTTCTTTAGAACGCCCTCTGTTTCCCACTTCCTCATAAAGTCTTTATGCTGGGTTATAGCGTCCAGCCATGACGATACAGTAGCTGGATCACCATGAAGCATCATGTCGTTAGCTTGATCTATCAAGTGGACATCTAACTGACGGTTCATTTCAGCAGCAGCGAATCCTTCTGGACCAGCTTGATTAGCGTGTTTTGAGAGTATCTGCCTGGCAGAAAATATATCACTTAATGACCTACCCTCTTGCATTAGTGGAGCCAGCTTTTCATTGAATAACCGGAATGCTAACGGAGCGTTAATGTCGCTTACTTTACCCTCTAGGCTTGCTAATATATCGACAACCACTGATTGACCCGACTGTGGGTGAAGGTAAGCACTACCAGCCCTAGCTGACTCATAAGCCAGATCCCTAGCATCACCTTGTTCAGCCTTTGCAGACACTAGCTCTTGTTGTGCTGTTGCACCGCCTGCCCTTCTGTCAATGACCTGACCATCAGGTCCAGCCATTTGCTGTTGTATCGCACCTAAGTTGCCTGCAACCGCTACGTTTTGAGCATTTCTAGTAGCGGCCATCTCTCTTTCTGCACTAGAACCAAATCTGCCTGATTCAATCGCATCTTCTAATAACTGCCTAGATCGATCACCAGACACATCCCCTGGGGTCATGGGTACTGGCTCTGGTAAGTTTTGAGCGGTCTGATACCTTGCTGACTGTTCAGGAATAGCCCCGCCACTAATGTCTTTGTTCATTGCCTTGTAGACATCATCCATTACTTCGTCAGGGTTAAATCCCTCATCGACTAACACTTTCTCTATTTCTGCTACGGCTTTGCCTGTGGGCATTTCAGCACTTCCGCTTCTGCTTAATATGTTCTTAATTTTACTAAAAACGAACCCAGCAACATCGACCAAAGGCTTACTTGCAAGACCGCCAAGCGTCCCTAGTGGAACCTCCATGACCTTATATTTATCGTTAGCTAGTGCTGATGAGAACGCTTCTAATAACCCGCCCTCTACAGCGCCAGTAACGGCAGCAGCAGTGTAGCCAGCGCCTCCAACAAGTTTAGCAACAGGGGCCGCTAGTGACGCAATATTAGCTACGTTATATCCCGTGGCTAGGTCCGCACCTGATGGGTTTGGATAAAACCTTTCCCAAGTCTTTGGCTGGCCCTTATCGTCCCTAGTGGTCGCTGCTGTAACGACCAGGTTGCCAAAACTATCCTGGCTAAACTGAGCGTCAGGTATAGCTTGCTGGAAGGCTTTTTTGATCCTATCATCATCGGATGACGAAGCAAGAACGCCCATAATGGCAGCCTTACCAGCCTTACTGGTTGCCAACTTGCCAATACCGATGTCGCTTAATTTAGGTATCTCAGCTTCTACATTAGAGCCAGTAACCCAATCAGCGGCAGATCCAGCAGCACTAGTAACAGTGTCGACTATCTTACTGATAGTTCCCTGGTCATTTACAGCTTCATCTTCTTTCTGCCACATCTGGGTAGTCGTTAGAGGAGTATTCGCCTCTTCCTCTGCCCACATCTCTTCAAGAGTTGCCATGATTATTATTCCGTTTGTTCTTTGATCCACGCATCAGAAAATGCCTGTTGTCTTTCAGGGCTCATAAGCAAAAAGCTTGTTTGGCGCGATTTAGGAAGCGTATCAAAATACGTTCTTGCATTAGTCGTTAAATCGCCAGGGTCTTTTGCAGGGCTTAATGATTCTAAGTACGCCCTTTGCTCGGCTGAGAATAAAGGCCTATTCTTTATTTCTTTAACTTTTTCAGCGTATATATTCTTAGCTTCTTCTGTTGGGTTAAGCCTAAAGTCATCTGCAGCATTTGCCATATCTAGCTTTCTTTGAGCGGCTTGGCGTAATCCAGACTGAATGACTTGCCTAGCATCTGAGTCCATGCTTGCACTACCCGCACGACTTACTAGAATATTAAAGTCTTTGTCGGTCATGGGGCCAGAACCCTTAACGCGCATACTTTGAGCAACGCCATAGGCTATTGACCGATATGCGTCTACGCTTGTACTAATTCCTTCTGGAATCATATCTCTAGCCCACGCTGGGACACTAACCTGGTCGTCCATTACAGCGCCAAGCTGTATGAGTGTTTCAACTTGGTTCATTCCCTCTCTGGCTGCAGTATAGGTGTCAGCAGTTGTGTTTATAGAAGTGGCAGCACCTGTTTGTAACTTCTTAAAGAAGTCATTTGTACCTACATCGGCTGGTCCTGGAGCAGCATTATTTGTAATGTCAATGTTAGGCCCACTACTGCCACTATTAACTGGCATAACCTTACCATTACTACTTATCTGATGCGGAATTGATGGGTCTAACCCACGGGCCATAACTTCGGCAAATGGAAGCATACTGTAAGTTACAGAAGGTTCTTTGTTGCCTTGAGCAATTTCATCAGCATATAGTTTTTTAGCAAAAGCCATAGCTTCTGTAGGAGAAATTTGTTGATTTTTTAATTGCCTACCTAACTCTGCATACTTCCCACCTTTACCTATTAACATTTCCACAGTTCGATTACGCTGACCTGTTGCCTGACTTGTGGCTAAATCCTGAGCAGCCTTTAACCTACGGTTATCACCAATACCTTTAAGGCGCTGGTTGATCCCAGCTTGAATATTGCCAGCGTTAGGATTGCCACTCATGTTATTAAAGCCAGAGGCTAAATTTAGCTGATTTTCTTCATCACTCAAGAAAGCGCCGATATTATCTAGTAAGCCCATTATTATCTCCTTTTAGAAAAACGCTTTCTTAATGCCAGCAGCATTAGTTGCGCCAAGCGTTAGGTAGTCAAATAAACCAGGGCTATAATTAGACGTTTGGCTTGCGTTGGTGTTATACGGGGCCGCGCCTAGTGCGGTTAATGGCATATTCAATGCGCCTTGTGGTGCTGATGTGTAACCTTCATAACGCTGCTTGGCGGCATCAATAACGGCCTGCTGAACTGCTTGCTGTTGTAAGCCTTGATTCTGCATCTGAGCATTCATCTGCTGACCCATACCGAAGCCCATGTTAGCTAAATTGCCTAACTGGTTGGCTGATCCCATGCGCTGCTGCTGTCCTGCCATCTGAGCCTGCTGATTAGCCATCTGAGCTTGCCTAGCCATTTGCTGTGACTGAGCGTAACCCTGCTGTCTAAGCTGCCCTGACATAGCTGCTGCTCGGTCTGCAAACCCTAAGTTAGACTCAGACTGTGCAATCCCATGCCGAGCACCACCAAAGGCGTTAGCTGCTGTAGCGGAAGCCCCCATCTGGTTCTGGGCTAATAGGCGTGAGCGTTCAATATCAGCTAGGTTCTGATCTATAACCCCTGTCTCGTATGGGTTCTTATACTTATCCATAGTCGTAGCAGTAGGCGCTGTAATAGCCATAGGGCTAAAAGTAGTGCCTGCTGTGGTCGCTTGGTTAGCCCTAGCTAGACCTTGTTGGGCCTGCTGGTAAATGTTTTGGTTAGGTGTCGGTGCTGCTTGCCCGATACCTGTGCCAGCTTGATATACTGGTTGCCCTGCTGATGCTGCTGCCATTATCCTATCCTCAAATGCTACTCTAGTTACGCAATAAAAGTCTGTGTACTAACATCTATAGGCGTAAAAAAATTAATATATTTACAACCCGCCAAGTAGTCCATAGCCTGATCGTCCATTAGAACTATACTTAGCGGTAAATCCAGCGTCACTGCCTAATGGGCCACTAAAATAATCAAGGCTCACATTATCCATCCCGTTATATGGTGTGGTTGTTGCTTGAGATACAGTCTGACCCGCTGGTATAACATTGGCATTAGATAACTCACTCACAACAGGGCTTGAGCCAAATCCAAGCGCATTACTTAACGAGCCACCGCTAACTATGTCACTAGCTATACCTGCAATTGTATAATCATCTAAATACGTCCCAGTTGTATTTGCAATAATACCTTTTAGGGCTTCCGTATCATTCATGAGAGCATACTGTTGTGCTGCGCCATCTAAAGCAACTGCCTGATCGTACATATCAAGTCCACCAGTATTACCAGCCTGTCCAGCACCGTATAAAGCGTACTGCTGGGCTAAACTAAGGTTGTTGTTTTGATTCTCTGCGCCATAAATTAACTCGCCTAAGCCAGTACCTAAGCCCTCGAAGCTAGTCCCGAACTCTCCGCTGTCAGCCGTAAAGGTATTATTATTGGACTCATCACCGCCAGAGCCACCTGTATTAACTGATTGTGCGTCAATAGCTGCCTGATCAATAGCTGCCTGCTCTGCTGGGGTGATGTACGCCTGCCCTTCACCACTGTACGCAAGGTCTGCAATAATACTAGATATATCAGTACCGTCTTTAAGTTGCTGTCCATAAAATAATAAACCTTCCTCACCAACTGGTCGGCCCATTTCCTGCATGTACGCTTTATTGAGCGTGTCTATCTCAGAACCAAAGGCATCAAAAGCACTTATAGTATCAGTAGACATATTAGTATCAGTTAAAAGGCCACCAATAGTCTGTGTTCCATTCGTCACTGCTAGAGCAGCCAACCTATCAGCTTCAATTTTAGCTGCTGCTGCGTCTGCTGCTGTTTTAGCATCTGCTATCACTTTGGCTGCGGCTGCGTCTGCGATTGCTTTTGCATCTGCTGCTGCCTGTATTGCCGCTTGTTTTTCAGCTTCTGTAGCTGCTGCTGCTAATGATGCTTTTAAATCTGCTGCTATCTTGGCATCTGAGATTACTTTTGCCGCTGCTGCGTCTGAGATAACTTTAGCATCTGCGATTGCTTTTGCCGCTGCTGCGTCTGCAACAGATGTATCACCAGTACCATCTACAGTTACGGTTGTAGCAGCAACATCAGCTACAGTTTTAGTGGCACTAGCAGACTTCGCATCTAAAATAGCCTGCTCTGCTGGGGTAATGTACGCCAAACCTTCTGCGCTATTAGTTATCTCAGCTAGGATTTGATTCCAATCCTTACCGTTATACATTTGCTGACCATAGAAGTCTAAACCTTCTTGGCCTAACTCACGACCAAACTGCGCCATATAAGCCGCGTTTAACTGTGATCTATAATCTTCAAGGTTAATCGGTTTTTTGTAAGCATCCCCACTTAATAAACCACCTTCAACGCCCGTTTCAATCGGTACATTGTATGATGTTTTACCTAGTGCTTTAGCTTCATCGCTGTTATATAAAATACTACGAAGATCATTCTTACCCATGCCTTGCTGAACTAATGGTAGGTACGCACCTAGACCATCAAGGCCGACATTACGACCAAAAGCTTCATTGTATAGGCCGTTAATGTCTTGAATGTCACGACCTTCTGGCGTTAATCCTGTAGTCGGATCAATGAACTGACGCTCTAAGGCTCGTTTCTGGGCTGGAGCTTGCGTTCCTAGCTTCTCTAGCGCTTTGCTATACATTGGCATGCCTGAGTAGCCTTGCACGCCTCCTGCGTAGTCTGTAGGCGTTTGAATGCCATCTGTAGCCCATGTGGGTGAGTGAGGCCCAAAGGTAGCGCCTGTAGGAACCGTTCCAGCTGGCCCTATACCAAACGCATCGGCAGCAGATCCAGTAGCCCTAAATGCACTTTCCTGCATAGGGTTGAATGCGGCAACATCAGCACCGTAATAAGGTGTGTAGCCAATTTGACCCAGTTCCTTACCTGTAGAGTATTGCTCTTTACCAGCATCCTGAACCCACTGAGGTATCTCAGTAGTTGATCCTTGTGTAGTAGTGCCACCTTTAGACATGCTTAAAACCTCTTCTCTAGTAACACTAACTGAGACTTCCAGCCAATATCTGCTAATGCTTTTGACCAACCTTTACGGCCTGTCATTGTTAAACTTTCACAATCCTGCGCCTTAGCCCATGCTATTACGTCAGGCTGCATACTCTTAATTTCTTCTAAACTTCCACCACCTAAAAAGATGTGTAAAACCTTCTTTTGTGGGTGCTTCGTTATCTCTGTAACTATGCAGGAATTAGCAGCAGGCCAGAGCTGTGATTTGCCCTCGATTATACCACGTTTGACATCCTCAAATGTATGTGTACCGCCACTGTAATCAAGTGCGTCCTCTATCCATTTCCTACATCTATCTAGCTCTGTCATATTAACCAACAATCCATGCTGTAGCGTTTCTAAAAACAGGGATTACAACAGCGCCACCACCTGATACCGCAGATCCAAAAGTGGGTGATGATGCGTCAGTTACATAGGCTCTTTGACCCAATATCCCGTTAGGTAATGTGGATACAGTAAAGCCTGAAGTCAGCGCAATCCCAACAAAAGCACCGTTGATAGACACCACTGGATAACCTGAACGATCCCATAGGATTATACCGTCCTCCGCTGCTGACTCACCTGTGACCTTATGGCGTAGCTGTGACCTGACCTCAACTAGGTAAGCACCCAGGCGTTGTGCGTAGTTATCCCAACTATTACCAAGGGGTTTAGGTGGGTTCTGCTGAATACTCAACGGTTGCCCCCAGCTTTCACCTCAAGTCGGTTAATGCCTACACGCCAATCACCCTCTACAACCGTGTCTATGCGCAGTCTGATCTGTCTCCCAGTTAGCCTTAGTGAGACTGGGCTAGTCATCGTATACGGCCCGTAGGTACGCTCAGTGTCGTTAGGATAGAATCTAGTCTTTAGTGTGGCCTTAACATCACCTTGGTTACGCTCATCGGGTATAAGCTGGGTAATGCTCATTACGTTATCGCCCACGCCTAGCATGATTGGGCCTGTCTCTGCGTATGGTGTTAGTGCATCATAGTTAAAGCCTACCTCATGCTCATACAACTTCTTGTCAGTTGGGTTGGCATAGATTGGATAACGGTACACCCCAGCGTCAGCAGCCGCAGTACGGGCAAGTTTACCGATAGACCATGTATTCTCTTGGTAATTAAAGGAAACGTAGCTATCATTTTCAACAGATTCAGCAGAAGGATAGAACCATCGTATCTCACTAAACTTTGCATTGGATACGGCAACAATCTTGCTCATTTGAGCCACGTTAATGTCACTGTAAATGTAGTCAGAAACATCACTGCTTAATTCTTGAACTGTACCGCCAGAATAAACAAAGAATGATTCCCGACCCATCCAGACTGCACCCATATCTACTACAGCTACCCCTTGCTGGCTTACACTGCCGCAGGAGGTTCCAACACGCTCTACACCATAAACATACGGTGGGCCTGAGTAAGTCGCTGTATGCGCGTCTGTGGTCGTTAGAATCAATGCTTGGTTCTGTACTCGTACACCACACTGAATTACACCAGATGTTTGCAACTCAATGCTACCCGCTTCGTTAGTTGCTGCAGCAGTCCATACCGTATTATTCTCACGGTCAGACCATTGAATCTTGCGTGGATTACCGCCAGCACCTAGTGCGAATACGAACCGTTCATCTGTTACCATCATCGATACGTTACCAGTAGGCGCGTTAGTAACAGGCGCTGCTATCGTTCCTGTGCTTAACCGCCACTCGTAGATCTTGCCATCAGCGTTAGAACAGGCTAGTAGGTACTCACCCCATGTATCTAATGACCATGTCGTAGCAAATACACCTAACGTGCTTTCTGGCCTTGGCTCACCATATGGATCTTCACCATAGCCACCACCACCGTATGAGGTTGAGTCGACAGCCGTTTCAGATCCTGGAGTAAGGCCTGTAGGCGTAATATCAAACAGCGCACTGTCATCGTCATACATGTATAGCTTTCTGAACGTCCCAGCGGCAATCCATCGATTACTACTATTATCTAGCCAGATCTTTAGTGAGCGTGGAATATCTGCTGTAGCTGTGTCTGCGCGTACACGCCAGCCCTGAATAGGCTGCATCGTTCCGTCATGCCATCGCACTAAGTTACTGTCACGCCAGCGGCCCTGAGATTGTAAGTCAGTCCCGTTGCGGTAAATGCCTGCTGGTATGTCTAACGGTAATAGTGGCATTATTATTCCTTATGGTGCTACAGGCCATGTTATTTCATTCGGGAATCCAGCTTGAGTCGTAATATCCCTAAGCGCCTGTCGGTATGTAGTCATTTCTGTGGCTATTACCACATCAGATAGCGCGTAGAAGTCGGTCGCTTTGATAAGTGCATCACGTTCAGCACGAACACTAGCGGCTGCTGTAGCATCTAATGACGCTGTATAAGCTGCTTCGTTATCAGCTTTAGAGGTTGTTACACCTTCGTCATTGGTAGTGTCGCTAAATGCGTCTACAACACTCCATGCTTCCACCCAGTTGCCTAGACTATCTTGCACTGCACCGTTAGCATTAACTGCCTGTAGTGAAGTAGAAGAGGGCTTAGGCACTGCTAGAATTGGGTCAATGTCCAGTAGTGTACAAACGTCTGCATCCCATACTCGTGGGAATGAACGGTGCTTATTAGCTTGGCGAATCTCGCCTTGAGTGCTAATAGCTCCAGTTGTTTTGTTTCTGTAGTTCATAGTTGATAGTCCTATGCGATTGCTAAGTAAATATATGTGCCACTAGACACGTTGATGTTTGTTGCACTAATCTGATTCACACTAAACCCTGAGCTATCTGGGTCTATTGAGTCATCACTGACTTGTGCTGCTGTAGTGTTTAGGCTTATATGTGGGTCGTTACCAGCGACAATGCCGCGAGCTGTATCCCATACGTACCAATCACCTGTAGTGTCTGTACGTTTGATTAGGATGAACCTAGCACCTGCTGCGAAGCCACAGTTGATGGTTTGGCTTGAACCGTTGCCAGTGTATGAGCCGACTTTAGATATTCCAGCTATAGTGGCGAATAGGTACGCTATATAAGTTTCCCCTGATTCGTTAGTGTTAGCCCAATTATCTAACTTGAATGATGTTGTGGTGATGTTATTAAACATAGAGAGTGCCGCTGGAGTGTTAGCTTCGTTTAATCTCATTGTATGTGTATCACCAACTGCCGAGTGGTATACCTGCCAATAATATGCACCTCCTCCAGTTGATCTACATTTAGCCCATATCATTTCAGGTGCTACACCCAAGCTGTGCGAAATCTGATGACCAGCCACAGAATTTCCAGAATAAGCTACAACATCAAAGAATCCTTTTGCTCGTTTGAACATGTGAACCAGATACCCGTTCATATTAGCTGATAGTGAGATGCCATCCATATGATCAAACTCAGGTCTGCCACCACCCCAGTCGAACTCTGCGCCAGTACTATTAGTAGCCATTACATTTGTTCCAGTAAGCCTAGACATAGCATAATGTGTGCCAGATGTTGCTATAGCAAAATCTACAGGGAATGTGGAAGTGGATTGAGAGGTGGATGATGTAATATTGTCAACAGCAAACACCTCAGTACCAGCACTAGGTTCTTTCATCATAGGCGCACGAATAGCCATGTAGATGTAAGCTCTACCATTAGCGTTTATTTGCCCATCTACTCCATTACGAGCTAGAAATCCTGTACTTGTGATTCCTATTGCGGAATTATCTCCTTCTGTATCAGTGGCGTTTGGTCTTAAATCTTTTGCGTTACCATCCACAGGAAGGCCACGCATGTTGTCAAACATTACCCAGTTTGCGGAGTGTGATGTACATTTAATTAGTACAAACTGTGGTTCCCAACCTAAATTTATATTTAAGTGTGCGCCTGCACCCGTATAACTCCCACACTTAATCATCTGGTCATCAGCATCTTCGGCTGAGTTGTCAGCGAATAGGTAGGCTACGTATTCGTTGTTGAGGTAATTCACCTCATAGTGACCCCCTAAACTAAATGTTGTATCACTTGGGGTTGTCCCGTTCCAATGGTCACCTGCGGCAGTATATTCAGTTGTTTCGGTTAAAGCTGCCCCAGCATCCATTAACATATATTTAGCAGAGCCATTATCTTTATGGTAGACCGCCCAGCCAGCAGAAGAAGAAGTCCTTTTTACCATAATGAATGCTGGAGCAGCTCCAAGATTATGTGCTATTGATCTGGCACTACCAGAACCCGTATAGGTCACTACGTCAAAGAACTTAGGAGCCTTGCGGAATGTCCATGAGGCGTAGTCGTCACTTGCTGTGTTGTAATTTGCATTGTTATACAAAGAGAAACCATCAGAAAGAAAACTACTCGCCCAAGGCCCAGTCCCACCTCCACCGTATATATCCTGCATAGCACCACTAGAGTTTGTTGCTAGAAAGTTTATAGGGTAGTAAGAGTTAGAGGGTAACGATATATCCGTAGTAAGTAAGGTGTGTTGCTTACTTGCAGTCCTATCTTTAATCCATACCATGCCACCTTCACCAGCAAGGTCTATGCCGTTGTTGATAGTCTGAGTTGAGCCATTACCCGTATACAAATACGTACTAAACACATCAGCAACATTAGCCGCACCGCCACTAGGCTGCCCAGCTATACCCATGCCCACCTTTCTTTCGATAGTCATAGTTTAGCCCATTCCGACAACAGCAGTTCCATACCAGATCGTCCCGCCATCTATCGTTGTGAAGAATAGTACATCCACGCCAGACGCAGTTAAGGTAGGTGCAGTAGCAGCAGGCCAATCTACGCTTGTAGGCCATGTGACTGTCGCACTACCACCGTTAGTTAGGATTAGCGTGAATGAACCCGCTGAACCGCTTGCTGGGGGGTTAGAGAAAGTCAGTGTCTGCGCACCAGATATGGTCTTGGTTTGTACGTTGCCTAATGCGAGGTCTACGTCATTGGCAGCCATTGCTACCTTAGTCTCAGCGTAGTCTTTAATTACGGGACGCTGGACGATCTGGTCAGACATATTCACAAGCCCTGTGACTACGCCTCCTGCCTTTGGTAAAGCTGCTGCTGCCGTTGCAGTGGTAGTAGTCAAATCAGATTCACGCGCCAATGGAAAACCGCCAGCCGTTGAACCATCATGCACAACCAAAGTGTCTTTAGTTGTATCAACAGTGGTTTCTCTTATTGCGCCCGTAAACGAGCTATGCTGTGAAGTTGTTCCACCGCGTAACTGTAATAATTTACTCATTCCTATAAACTCCCAAAGTCTAGTTGTAGGTTCGCACCTGATATGGTTCCCACATTGGTCATATTGTTGTTTTGCCCGTCTAAAGCACCGCCAAGTTGAGGTGATGTATCATCCACAACAGCAGCAATGCCAGCACTAATAGCAGCCCAAGCACTGCCTGCGTAATACTTTAAAACATTCGCGGTTGAGTCATACCAAAGAT